GGGTCATATGGTTCTGCTTCAACGGTTCCCAATTATACGGTTAATGCACAAGGACAATTAACGGCAGCGGCCAGTACGTCTATTGCTATTTCAGCAACTCAAGTAACGTCTGGCGTATTGGCTATTGCACAAGGCGGCACGGGTTTGTCTGCTCTTGGAACGGGTGTTCAAACGGCTTTGGGGCAGAATGTTACTGGTTCAGGCGGCATTGTGTTGTCAACTTCGCCAACGCTTGTGACGCCTACTTTGGGTGCGGCATCCGCAACCAGCGTTGCAATGACAACGGGTACGATTTCAACCACGCCATCTAATGCAACGGACATTGCTAATAAATCATATGTGGATGCGGCGGTCAGCAACGTGAATTATCATGCTGCTTGTAACTATGGCACAACCGCAGACCTTGGAAACGTCACTTATAACAACGGCACATCCGGTGTCGGGGCTACAATCACCAAGACATCGCCTTTTGCTACCTTGGCTATTGACGGTGGTAGCCCATCGGTTGGTCAGCGCATTCTTGTTAAAAATGAAACAAGCGGCCAATATAATGGTATTTACACGGTTACCAGCGTTGGTTCTGGTTCGGTTGGTTGGGTGCTTACCCGCGCCACGGACTACGATCAAACGGGCGTTGGACAAAATGAAATTGCCCCCGGCGATACAACCTTTGTCATTTCTGGCACGGTTAATGCGGGTACGCAGTGGGTTCAGACCACCGATTTCCCAATCACCATTGGCACAACGCCTCTTACGTTTGTTCAGATTGGTGGGCCGGGTGTTTATTCCGCTGGTACGGGTCTTACATTATCAGGCAACGTATTCAGCATTACAAATACGGCGGTTACAGCCACTTCATATGGCTCATCCACTGCCATACCTACGTTTACGGTCAATGCACAGGGCCAGTTAACTGCGGCGTCTACTGCGGCGGTTATTGCTCCGGCGGGTACGTTAACGGGTACGACATTAGCATCAAACGTGGTCTCATCGTCCTTAACCAGTGTTGGAACAATCGCAACGGGTGTTTGGAACGGAACAACTATTGCAACGGGATACGGCGGCACTGGATTGACGACATTCACGTCTGGCGGCGCAGTATATGCTACGTCATCGTCTGCATTGACCACGGGAACACTGCCTATTGCATCTGGCGGAACGGGGCAAACAACTGCTTCTGCGGCGTTCAATGCATTGTCGCCAATTACGTCTACGGGCGATTTAATTATTGGCAACGGCACAAATAGTGCAACCCGCCTTGCAATCGGCACAAATGGTTATGTTTTAACTTCTAATGGGACAACGGCATCTTGGGCCGCTGCTTCAGGGGTTACGTCATTCACATCGGGTACAACGGGACTTACGCCATCATCCCCTACAACAGGTGCGATTACTCTTGCAGGTACGTTAAATACTGCAAATGGCGGCACGGGCCTTACAGGATTTACCGCAGCCAATAATGCTATTTATTCCACATCGTCGTCCGCATTAACGGCAGGAACACTTCCTGTGGCGGCTGGTGGTACGGGCGCTACAACACTTACTGGTGTGCTTAAAGGCACGGGTACAACAGCAATTACGGCGGCAACGGCAGGTACGGATTATGTTGCACCCGGTACGGCCACGACATTTACCGCAACACAAACATTTTCTGGTTCGTCTTCTGTCTTGGCGGCGGTTGCTACCAACATTGCAGAAGTTGCGACCGTATCGGCCACGGCTGCTACGGGTACAATTAACTTTGACGTAACCACGCAGTCTGTCTTGTATTACACGTCATCTGCGTCGGCTAACTGGACACTGAATATACGCGGCAGTTCAGGAACGTCATTAAATACGCTTATGTCCACTGGTCAATCCATTACGATTGCCTTCTTGGTAACAAATGGCGCTACCGCCTATTACCAGACAGGTTTTACGATTGATGGAACATCAGTCACACCAAAGTGGCAGGGTGGTACGGCTCCGACATCAGGTGACGCCAGTTCAGTTGACATATATACTTTTAGCATTGTTAAGACGGGTTCGGCTGCGTATACCGTCTTTGGCACAGTAACCAAGTTTGCATAAGGATAAGACGGATGCCAACGATTATCACCCGTGGAGCAGTATCGGCAAAGGCTTACGGCTTTGGTGTGTCTGGTGGTTACAGCGTAGGTAAGTCCCTGCGCTTTCGTTCGTCTGCAAGTGCGTATTTGAATAGGACTCTTGGCACTTCGACCAATGGGCAAAAATTCACATGGTCAGGGTGGGTAAAACGCGGTAAACTTGGGTCAGTTCAAGGATTGCAACACGGCTATTCCGCAAGCAATAACCAAGGCGGAATATTATTTAATTCTTCTGATATTTTGCAATTTAGTGATTATCCAACATCATCAAATGCACTGCTTCAAACTACCGCCGTTTATCGTGATCCATCCGCTTGGTATCATATTGTAGTTGCGGCTGATACAACACAGGCAACGGCTTCAAACCGCGTACTAATGTATGTCAATGGCGTTCAAATTACGTCATTTTCTACGGCAACATACCCAACGCAGAATACTGTCCTTAATATCAATAAAACTTCTAATACTGGTTTAATTGGTCAATATTATGACGGCACAAATAACTATTTTGATGGTTATCTTGCTGAAGTAAATATGGTTGACGGCCAAGCCCTGACGCCATCCAGCTTCGGTGCATACGACACCAACGGCGTATGGCAACCCATCAAGTACAGCGGCACGTATGGCACGAACGGGTTCTACCTGAATTTCGGTAATACGACATCTACGACCACGCTTGGCTATGACACGTCTGGCAATAGCAATAACTGGACGACGAACAACATTTCCCTGACGGCGGGTAGCACCTACGACAGCATGACGGATAGCCCTACGGTTACGTCTGCGTCGGTGGCGAATTATGCGGTGTTGAATCCTATATTTAATCCTAACGGCACAGTTGTAACGTATTCAAATGCAAATTTAAATTATTCGTATTCCACACCAACGGGTGTTGCCAATAAAGCGCCAGTTCAGGGTTCAATAGCAGTAAATTCTGGAAAATGGTATTATGAATTTACTGAAGGAAGTCCTGTAAACGCACAGGTTGGCATTACAACTGGCGTTTTATATGGTGGTAGCGCAAACGGCCCAAATTATGTTCTTATGTCCAACGGCGGTTGGAACACCACCAGTGGAAGCACTCCTGCCAACCCGTCCACTTGGACAACTGGGGCGGTCATTGGTGTTGCATTTAATCTTACAAATCAAACTGTTCAATTTTTTATTAATGGAACAAGCCAAGGAACCATAACTGGCATTACATCCGGTTTAACATGGTATCCAATTATATCTGTAAACACATCTGCAAGTGGTGGCGCAGGTTCTGTTAACTTCGGCCAACAGCCATTCACCTACACCCCGCCAACGGGCTTCAATGCACTGAACACCTACAATTTACCTACGCCTACCATTGCAAACGGGGCGCAGTATATGGCGGCTACGACCTATACGGGTACGGGTGTTACGCAAAACGTATTGAACAGCGCCAATAATACGATTGGAACAACCTTCCAGCCTGATTTAGTTTGGTACAAAAACAGAAGTTATTCTTCTGGGGCAAGCCATCGTTTGTTTGACGTTTCCCGTGGGACAAATGCCTTGTATTCAAATTTGACAAATGCTGAAGCAAACGAAAGTGCATATTATTCGGGAACAATTTCCAACGGGTTTACAGTCACTGGCAACGATCAATCATCAAATTTCAGTGGGTCAACATTTGTCGGTTGGCAATGGAAAGCTGGCGGCTCAACCGTCTCCAACACCAATGGCAGCATCACGTCCACCGTGTCGGCTAACACGACCGCAGGGTTCTCTGTGGTGACTTATACCGCGCCTTCAAGCGGCTCAGCAACTGTTGGGCATGGGCTGGGTGTTGCACCATCATTGGTAATTATGAAGACACGCGCCTATGTTTTGGATTGGTATGTTTATCATCAATCGTTAGGCGGGACACAATATTTAATACTTGATGGTACCGCCGCAGCAGCAACAAGTTCTGTTGTATGGAATAACACAAACCCCACATCAACTGTATTTTCTTTGGGCGCTGGTCTTGCAACAACAGGAAACATGGTTGCCTACTGCTGGGCCGCAGTAGCTGGCTACAGTGCATTTGGATCGTACACGGGTAATGGTAGTACGGATGGCACGTTCGTGTATCTTGGATTTAGACCAAGGTTTATAATGTTCAAACGAACAGACGCAACAAGCAACTGGCTTATTATTGACAGTTCTCGTGGACCATACAATCCAGATCAAAACAGATTATTTCCTAATTTAAGTGCGGCAGAAGACACATCTGAAAATTACGATTTGTTGTCTAACGGATTTAAACTTAGGGATGCTTCTGGATTAGCAAATAATGGTACAATAATCTACGCCGCTTTTGCGGAAAACCCGTTTAACTCGTCCCGCGCCCGATAGGTGAAATATGTTTCTTCATAATGGCCAACAGATCAACATAGACCAGCCCTTCACTATTGGGGATACAAACTATCCTCCAAATTGGTTGCGGGAATCTACGCCTGAAATGCGTGAAGCATTGGGCATTGTTGAAATTACGTGGGGTCCACGTCCTGACGACCGTTTCTATTGGGTTCAAGAAAACATGGATGGGACATATACAACGTCGCCAAAAGACCTGACGCAGTTAAAGGCGACCTTTACCGCGCAAGTGGATCAAACGGCATATAGTCTGTTGTTACCAACGGATTGGATGATTGTGCGTAAGGCAGAAACCAATGTGGCGGTTCCTGATGCCACGACAACTTACCGTGCTGCGGTTAGGGCTGGTGCGCTTGCCAACCGGACGGCAATAGCCAATGCTCCGAATGTTGAAGAACTAATTACGGCGGTTTCCTCACTTACTTGGCCTGTGGTGCAATCATGACATTAGACTGGCAGCAAATTGTTGATATTCTCATTACGGCGGGATTTGCTTGTGTAGGGTATTTTTATGCCCAAATCATTGCAGACGCCAAAAAAGACCGTCAAATGTTGAATGATTTGCGGGTTGATCTGCCAACAAAATACGTCAGCAAAGATGATTTAACTGCTCATTTAAATCGCATTGAAATGATGCTAAACAAGATTTGGGACCGTTTGGAGCAAAAGGTGGATAAGCCATGAGTATTACAACCAATCTTGCCCTAAACGAACCAGCGTATAACAGTACGTCCCCAACGTGGGATCAGCCGCTTAATTATAATGCTACCATCCTTGACCAGATGTTTGGCAACACGACAAGCGTATCTGTCAGCACCAGCGGTTCACCCACTTATACTAACATTACTGCGCCAAGTTCCACGGCAGCGGGTTCCACGTCTCAGGCTATGCGGTTTAACTTGACGGGTGCGTTGGCGGCTAACCAGACTGTGCTTTTGCCACAAAGCGTGGCAGGTATGTGGATTGTTACCAACAGCACAACTGGCTCTTATACTGTAACGGTTGGCTCTAATAACGGAAGCAATGCGTCAGCGGGTACTACGGTTGCACCGCCACAGGGATTTAGCATCCTACTTTATTCAGACGGAACGAACGTCAAAAAGGCGGATGATGGTATTCTAAGTGCTGTTACGGCCCTTACTCTTACGGGCAATCTGGTTGTAGGCGGCACGTCTACTTTTAACGGGACATCTACCTTTAATGGTTCCGCATCCACTTTGGCGGCAATCATACAAAATGCGGCAGAACCAGCCACAATTACCGCGACTTCTGCGACCGGAACAATTAACTTTGACGTTCTTACGCAGTCGGTATTGTATTACACCACAAATGCCAGTGGCAATTTTACATTAAACTTCCGTGGTAACGGGTCAAATACGCTCAACTCCATATTGTCCACGGGTCAGGCGCTTACGTGTGTGTTTATTAACACCAATGGCTCAACGCCTTATTATGCATCTGCCTTTACTATAGACGGGACATCCGTAACCCCTAAGTGGCAGAACTTGGTTACTCCATCGTCTGGCAATGCAAGCGCGTTGGACATTTACACATTTGCCATTATTAAAACTGGGTCTGGTACGTATACCGTTCTGGCTGGATTGGTGGGATATGCGTAATGAAATTTACGTGGGAATTTCCGCAGTTTATCGTTAGCCCAGAATATGATGGCCTAGCCAATGTGGTTACGGCCATTAATTGGGTATGCACGGGAACGGATGGCACTGTCACATCATCTGCATCTGGTACGGCTAATTTAGGTTCGCCAAACCCAGCAGAATTCGTTCCATATGCTGACATTACTCAAGAAATGGCCTATCAATGGGTTGCGGGTTGTATTAGTATGCCCGGCGTTGAGGCGCAAATTGCTTCACAAATTAACCTATTAAGTGAAACAACGTCACAAACCCAACAACCACCATTCTAAGAGGATTCAATGGAAAATCTTGAACTTACTTTCAAATTTACGGTCGCAGAAGCAAATATTATTGCGGCGGGTCTTGGGAAGTTACCGCTTGAAGCGGGTATTGCTGTTTATGAAAAAATAAAAGCACAAGCAGAACCGCAAATCCAAGCTGCTGCAGCCACGCCTGTAGCGCCGGAAAATCAACCTGCTGAATAATATGGACTAAGTATGGACCCGTTTACCCTCATCGCTGGCGCGACTGCAATCTATAATAGCATCAAGTCCGCCGTCGATGCAGGGCAGGACGTAATGGAAACTGCAGAAAAAGTGGGCAATCTTTTCAGTAAGGTTGCCCAAATTGTTACTATTGCGTCTACACCACGCAAAAAGAAATTATTCCAAAGCCAAGCTGAGTTTGAGGCTGAAGCGGTTAAGATTTATGCCGCCAAAGCCAAGGCTCAGCAAATGCAGTTGGACGTTAAAAATATGTTTGTGGGGCAGTATGGCCCTGCCGCATGGGAAGGTATTCAACGGTCAGTCATTGAGATGCGGAAGGAAGCTGCCCGTCAAGCTGCGGCTGCCTTGAAGGAACAGGAAGAAAACCGCAAGGATTTGATTATGGTTAGCAGTATTGTGGGTTTTCTGGTATTAGGCATTGGNGCNATTGGCGTATTTCTTATGATAACGGTGAAATAACATGGACATTCTTAAAACTTTTGGACCATTGCTTGGTTCAGTCGCCCCAACCATCGCGACGGCATTGCTTGGACCTGTTGGTGGCATGGCGGTTAAAGCTATATCAAATGCCCTTTTTGGTCATGAAAATGGCACTGAAGACGACATCATGTCGGCTCTTGCTAATCCAACAGGTGATCAGTTGGCGGCCCTGAAAAAGATTGATGCGGACTTCAAAGTTCAGATGAAGTCGTTGGACATTGATCTGGAACGTATTTCCGAACAAGACCGCGATTCAGCCCGTAATATGCAGATTGCAACCCGCGATTGGATCCCTCGCGTATTGGCAGTAGGCGTTACGGTCGGTTTTTTTGGCATCATTGCTTATATTTTGCACTTTGGTCTTCCGGCCACAGGTGGCGAGGCATTGCTTATGCTAATCGGTACACTTGGCACTGCTTGGACTAGCGTAATGGGTTTTTATTTTGGTTCGTCCGCTGGTTCAAAGCAAAAGACGGATGCGCTTACTGCTTCCTTGGGGAACAAACAGTGAACGGTAATTTTGAACAATGTTTAGCCCTCGTTCTTAAATCTGAAGGTGGGTATACGGATAATCCCAA